ACCTCATTGACTTGGGTTCCAACAGCCATAGAGCCTGAAGCAATTTCAACAGGCCTACTAAGAAAATTGTCGAGACGCAGCGTATGCCTTTGTCCGATATTCAAAGTTGGACTGGAACTTGTTCCAGAATACTTGGCTTCTTCACCTCCGTCGTCTCTGAGATTTTCAAAAACGTCTTCATGAGAGGGGTCATTCATTTTGACTTCTGACTCAGTATAAGCACAAGGCGTAACAAAGTCTTCTTCTTCTGCATTTCTGCAGTCTTTTTCTTCATAATTTTCAATCATAGTAGAATGTTCAAAAGGTGTGCCTCGCTTTTCGCATATCTTGCCGTAAATCTTCACAGAAATGGCACTATAGCCAGGTAGCGACGCAAACCCTTGTGTCGAGCACGAATAATGCAATCGAAAAATTTTTAAAAGATGGTCGCGAACACGATGATAAGCGTCCGCATCCAAATGAAGAAACGCTTCATACAAAAACGAATTCATGGTCTGATAGACCTGCATCTCCTCTGTCATATTCTCAGACGGCATGACCCACTCTAACATCTTATATAAAGAATTCAAGTTAAGAGGAGCCAACCAATAGCCATCTCTTTGGACAAAATTTCGTCTGAGAAACGACAATTGCTCAAAAGTTAAAAACTGAACAAAAGCGTCTCCCTTACTAGCAGGAGTAACCTTCATATTGAAAAACTCCCAGCATAAGTCCTTGTAAACAAAATTGTCAAAATATTGAGAGGCCAGCTCTGAAACAGACCCAATAACATCATCACCGTAGGTCGACAACAATACTTCTGTAAAGAAATCTGTGTCCCAAAGTTCTGGTATAGAGTAATAGATGTACATGATCATAATAAGGTTCCGATTAGAGTTATCTTCAGCAGTACCTAACTTACCAGACGGCTGCATCCCAGGCTTGACGTAGAGATCATTCTCCACATTAATAACTGGATACAGCAAATCTTTTAGCAACATACCAAGAAAAGTCAGCGCTTTAGAATTGTAGCCCATCTCTTGAGCGATCCGCAAAGTGACAGCGGAAGCCGCTTCTGCAATCTGAAAAGGGCTAGAAACATCATAACCCGAATAATCAAACTCGACAAAATTCTTACTATGGCTTTTCAGAGGGACGAAAAGTTTTTCCACATCAGTGAAAGCATCACACCCTACTGCTGTAGCAAAAATCTCCGGGTTCTCAGGCATAAGCGAATACAGGGGAGAAAGAAACATATTAGAAACGACCAAAAGGTCCAGAGGGGCCATAAAAAACAACCGAGTACTTCCGTTCTCGGCTTTTTCCTTGAGTCGGGGTTCGTCTTTGAGTTGAGACGTAAAAATGTACCTCTGCGGCACACCATTGTCATAATCCTCAAAGATTTCTGCAACCCGAGTCAACACTAACTCATCTGCTATCCAACCAGAATCATCTTCTTTGCGAGTAAAGTATTTGCCTTTCTTGCCAGGAAAACCAAAACCAGCTGAGGCCTTCATATTGAGCCTTCCGCTATATTGGTCCTTAACCACGCCATTAATGGCATTGTCAAGACTAACGGGAGAAATCTTGGTAATACCCTTCTCTCTCAAGCCTGAAACAACTCTTTCAACTATCTCATCAACAACCCTGGTCAAAATACGAGTATTCAACACAGGGGGAGTGTTGTCCATCTTATTCAAGGCGATATTCACTGGTGAAATGTAAACACCATCAACGGTTTTAGGCCGCATGGTGGGTTCACAAAATACTTCAGTACGCTCGAAATTAAAATGAGTTTTAAAGAAATCGTCCAGTTCAACAGAAAATAAACTTCTTTTGAGTTTGCTTTTACGCTTAACACAAGTTGCACCCGGAACTTTACCGTAGTATTCTAAATTGTAAAGATTCAGGAACCTAGAAGGGCTCTTACTAGTAGGAGGTTCTGGCACCAAATTGGACCAGGCTCCTTCAGACGGAACACGCTTCAAGGCTTTATCAATGAAAGCTAACTCATTAAGGATGCCAATGCCACGAAGAACCAACTCCGCTGTAATCGGAGTGGAATACGCAACACCTTCAAGTCCCGCAGCATGAATGCCAACAATGGCAGTACAATTGCGGCCAATAAGGCCAACAAGTGGAGTTCCACAGAGACCGGGGGCATGCCTATCGTACTTAAGAGAAAAAGGTTTTACAATCTCACTCTCTCCTGCAATAGGATCCTTAGTATAGACCTTAGGTATTTTAATGCATTCAACGGGAGAATCAACAAACCACCCTTTAAAATTATTGGGAGTATCAGTCGCAATATGTTTAATAAAATCGCGACAACGCAAACCAGGTATATACACCATGGTAAGGTCATTCCCTAGATCGTAAAAATAATTGGCCGGAAGGTCAAAGTTACGCCCTCCCCTATCATGTCGAGAATTTTTAATAATCAACTTGACAGGAAGAGCATTTACAACGTGAGAATTAATCAACCAATAACTGTCTTTAATACCGAAAATATGAGTCATACGCCCAGGCGTATTCGCGCAATGAACTTCCGCGAACTGGACATTACTCTTCAAGGTACTTTTGAACAGAGATTCAGCAGTTTCTTTACAAGGAGTTATGTTATTCAATGGGGTTATTAACCCGTAAGAATCCCAAGCAATGTTCGTCTTCTTAAAACGGACCCTGTTATGAATGTCAGCTTCGATAGATTCCTCCACCGATTCAACATATTCAGAAGCAGATTCCTTGGAAAAAGCAGCCTGTGCTCTCGCAGCGGTCCTGGCCAGTTTAGAGGCCATCAACCACGCAGCACAAGCGCCAGCTCCATAATAAACGTAATTACCTTCAGTGATAGCTCGACGAAATCTAGTCGCCCTCTCCCACAATGC